CAAACCATATTAATCACCTGTACCGATTGTATCAGGATTAAATCAGAATGTCAAATCCTAAATCCACCTCGTCCTACTCTTTTAAGATTTCTACGACGAGATCTGGAGGTACGCCGAAAAAGACGGCGAGAACCTCGTTTAGATAAGCGGCGTCGCTTCATTTAGCATCCCTCCAAGAACCGAAAAAACGGCTAGTTTTTTTAGAATCATTCTTATTAGCAACTGGCTCAACAAGTTGCGCAACATCGGTTTGAAAGTCCGAAGCAACTTTTCTAGCAGTAACAGTATTAGAAGAAGCTCTACCTTTCAGAGCTTCAATTAGATCCACAACTTCCTGAATAAAGGGAACAACAACAGAAACAATAAAAGTCAAAATCATAGTAGTTTTGTTAGACATAATATTTATCTCCTTCCAAAATAGCGACCTCCGAGGAAGCCTATAACATTTTTGATGGTAGAACCAACACCACTAGCGACAGACCTAGGAGCACCTGTAAGACTTTCAATATTTTTATAGAAATCACGTTCCATACCTGCCATTTCAGTTTGAATATTATCAAAAGCAGCGGCAGAATTAGCACGGTTAGCAGAAGCAATGTTATTCAAAGTGCCAGAACTAAGGTAAGAACCCTGAAGACGAAGATTTTCAAGCTCCAAATTCATCTTTTCAAGCTCATAACCAAGACGTTTTTCATAAGTCTGCTCACGAAGATTCAAATCATTTGCAAGAATGCCGTTCTGAAGAACTGTACCATGGGTACTCTGACGCACAGAATCGGCTTCTGCGACGTTTTTTTCAATTTGAGATATTGCAAGATGCTCGGCATTCTTAGCCTGCCTTTCAGCGGCACTAGCGGCTTTAGCGGAGTTCATAGTAGAGCCTATATCACTCATACCTACAGAAGCGGCCGAAGCTCCAGATATAGAGCCGCCTATTCCATTAGTTGCAGCAAGAATAGGATTAAGACCAGCTTTGCGCATATCTTCTACAGCCCATTGATAACGATGCTTATAATTTTCAACATTCCAAGCGTTAGCCTGTGCGGCATTAGCGGAATTATAATGATTCTGAACTGCAGATCCAAAAACAGAACCAGCTACGCTGCCTAAAGTATCAGAAAGCCATGACATAAAATCAGCTCCTTAGAAATGGTCAACAAGACCAGGTGTACCGAACATGGGCATAGGACGAACTGTTGTGTAGCGGAATCCTACATCAAGTAAAAATTGAGGTTCACTAGTGACAGCTACAATGCGTTCAATAGGCGGTTTTTCAACGATAAATTCTTCGTTAAGAACAGGCGCATTTTTGAAAAACTGCGAAAGATGCCATTTATCCAAAGTGCCACCAGTTACAGAACTGCGGAATTTACCTGTGATCTGAGAAGGTTTATAGCGATACTCGGCATATCTTTCTTGATAACCAAAAACAGTAGTATCAGCTTCGACACCTTGAGCATAGATCTCACGAAGTTCAATAGCCTGCTCGCCAAGATGCGCAAATGTAGGCCAATAGAAATCGTAAACAGTAGAACGAAGCCACATTTTGTTAATACCTTGCTGATAGGTTAAATCAGCACGAGCGCAAACGAAGCCTATAATATAGCCATGCTCAACGAAAGATTTTACAAAACCATGGAATTTAGCAGCAGTAACACCATAAGCAGAAAGGTTACCTTGCGGGGAGGTGTCGTCGGTTGCAGAAGTCTGAGCTATAGGATTGACATTTACCATTTTTGTGAACGAACCTAAAAATTCGGGACGCTGAAGACGAGCATCAGGAGAAACTACGCCAAAGAAAGAGCGAAGCACTTCTGTATACCGACTGCCACCACGGGCAAGGCGTTCATAAAACTTCTGCATCTGAAAGGCTGTACGTAAGCTGTTAATAGTAAAAATGCTCGAAGTATCCAAGTCAACATAAGAATCATTAGCAAGAAAACCAGAGGCAGGCTGAGCTGACACAGTAACATAATCAGACGAGTTACCAGCAAAGCCACCTACATTACTCCAATCAGAACCTGAACCTCTATTAAAAGATATAGTTCCTGTGCCTGAAGCTCTCCTCGTACCACCAGAATTAGATGCGTCGCCGCCATAAGCGGAAACAGCGGCAAGTTGATTAGAAGTGCTGTGGAGCAGATAACCAGCCGTAGGCGAAGGATCGATTATAGAAGCGGTACCAGCAAGACCTATAGAAACGCCAGGGCCCTTCTGAGTCCAAGGAAGAGCTGCAGTAAAATAGTCATGACGCTTACCACGAGGAGGACAGGCTAAACCTGCTACAATGTTAGTACCAGAAGAAAATACCCAAAAAGGCTGGTCGGAAGAACGGGAAGAGTCCAAAACCTCATTGACATCACCTTTTTGGATTTTTACAGATTTTTGAAGATTCTCGTCTCTAAACCATTCATTCCAGATAAGGTAAACAGCGCGGAATGGAAGAGCGTTAATGCCAGAGATGTTATTAGAAACGTTAACAGGCAAACCGAAATAATCCCAAAGAGAACCAATATAGGCATTATTAGAGTTACCAGTAGCGGTAACAGTAGGAATGACATAATCAGTACTATCATCAGGGTCTTCCTGTTCAAAACAGAAATTCTGCCAATGTTCCCAGACGAGGCGATTTGGAACAAAAAAGAAAAACCAGTCAAGATAAATATTATCCATGATAGGCTTAATAGGAGTAGCCAAGCGAGCGAAGTAATTAACAGACAAACGAGTAGTATCACCAGGCAAAACCTCGTCAACAAATACAGGAATAAGCTTACCAGCATCAAAAGTTGTTTTATAGACATGCGAGCGGTCAAATTTTGTCCTTCGCATATACATTGCAGGAGCATCGCTAAAGCGATGTCCTCGAACTCTAATTTTACGAGCCAAACTTTCACCTTCTTTGAAGTGTAAACCTAAGAATTATCCTAAAGCAAATCATTCTTAGGTTTTAGTTTATTTTTGCGTCACCTACGCCAGTTACATCAAGTAAGTAACTGGCTTCGGTGACGCCTATTTTTGTGTTTCTTCATTATTTTGGTCTAAAGTGTTACTTTTTTCTTGTGTTTGTGTACTACTTACGAACTGTTGTGGTTCGTCGAAAGATACTTTGCTACCGTACAAGCCTTCTCGTTGGAGATATTTAAGCATTTCAGGATTATTCAATTGATCGATGAAATTCATAGGATCGTGACCAAATTTTGCTCGAACTTTTGCAGGTAAACTGTAGAATTCTTCACGAACTCCAGACACAAGCTCAAGCGCTGTACTGTAGTCGCCGGGAAGCGTTGCATCTCCAAACTGCAGGTAAGCGTATTGCGAACTATCGCCGAGGTCAAGAGTCATGATACCTTTCTGACCGTCTGCATACTTATTTACGATGTAATTGATATCAGTTTCCTCTTTCTCATCCTGAACTGTAAGAGAGGGCATAGTAAACTCAATACCGTAATGATCATGTTCTTCTACAGGATCGTAAGCTGTCTTAAATTTCATAGTTTCACCTCCTTTCGCAGGCGCCTAGACGCGGCGGGCGTAGCGCACAAAAAAAGGGCGATCTCCATGAGATCGTCCTTTTTCTGATACGCTCTTTATTAGATTATCATTTAGCAGAATCATTGTCAACAGTCTGCACATATTCTATGGCGCGACCAACCAAGACAGGAATACGGGACTCGTCACAATTCTCAACGTAATAGCGACCGTCGCTGTCACCGAGATTGCCAACATAATAAAGAGAAAAGTCTTCAGGATATTTTTTAATAAGCATTTTATCATCGTTAACTATACCTTCAAAAGCTCGCAAAGCAAGCATATCGTTGTGATAAACCTGCGGAGGACTGAACTGTTCAGCCTTGGAATCATAAATGGAATAAAGTTTCAGCGGAACCATCTCCTTTTCTAAATGCAACTAAATACCTACGAATCATAAGATAAAGCGTAGCTGATATAACAAAATAGTCATTATCAAGGCGAATAACTCTAGAATCATCAGGTTTAAGACGGTAAGCGGCATATTTACTACCACGAAAAGAGTAATCAAAAGAAATATTACGCCCACGACAGAAATTTT